TGGTTGGGTGTGGATAGATGCTAAGTCCTTGTATCTAGATGGTATAGATGAGTATGTTAATGTAGATTCTGTATTAGCTGACTTAAAAACATCTAGCGTAGGAACTATTATTATATGGATTAAGCCTGTAACAGCTTTTGCATTGGAGAGAATTATAACATTTGGGGACACTAATGGACTAAGTTTTTTTACACTCCACAAGACAGGGGTAGGAAAATTACAATGTGCCTTTGGTATTAATGGAACAACACAATGGAATACGGGAAGCGTATCAACTATTTTTACTGACAATACGTGGATTAATATTGCAATAGTTCAGGACGGGACTGAATTAAGGATGTACAAAAATGGTGTGGTTTTAGGGTTTTCATTTCCAGTATCAACTGATAAAACAAAATGGTTTGATTCTAATACAAACTTAGATAACGGCATAATAGGCTGTCTTAGCTATAACAGTGGTGGGAATATACAATTCTTAAACGGCAATATAGATGATCCATTATTTATAAACAGGGCGTTAACTGCTCCGCAACTATTAGATGTTTATAATAGTGGAGCACCTAAAGATGAGTCTGCAATATCAAATGGAATTACAAATTACCTAATAGGCGATGGAGAGAATGACAACTACAATGTAGATGTAGCAAATGAGTGGAGCTTTAAGGATCAAATAGGAAATAATAATGCATTTACAGTAAACTGTGAAGAAGCAGATGTAGAAATTCAAGCACCATAATGAATAAAGAAAATTTATATAAAGTATTACCATTAAAGAATATTCAAGAAGAATGGTTTGGTAACGTAGTTCAAAGTAATTTAAAGAATTGTAGAAAATCATTAGATGGTTCTTTAGTAATTTTAAAGTTACCCAGTAATATTAATTCAGAAGAGGATATTACAGATGAAAAACTTAAAGCAGATTTCATTGCTTTCAAGCCATATCTTTCGCATAGAGAAGCCTTAGAATTAATGGCTACATCTAAATGGCAAGCTCAAGCTCCATTTAATATGGAAACTGTTATTAAGAAGAGATCATCAACAATATCTTCAGAAGAAATTATAATACTACCGTGGTATATTAGACTATTAAACTGGATTAAATTAAAACTACAAAAAAAATCATAAGTAATGCAAAAGTTTCATTATATAATAGATGCTGGTCATGGTGGACTAGATGATAAAGGAAGGTACACTACCTCAACTAAGTGGTGGAAAAGATCATACTTTAAAAATGGTAAACTATTACCTTCTTCTAAAGGAGTGGCTTGGTTAGAGACTAACTCTGATGAGAAATTCTATGAAGGAGTTTCTAATAGGAGAATTAGAGAACACTTGTCTAATATGTTAATGGAAGAAGGAATACAACATTCTTTTGTAGCAGATACATATAAGGACATATCCCTAGACCTAAGAGTATACCAAGCCAATTTAATTGCTTCAGAGCAACAGAAGCCTTGTATATTCATTTCTATACACTCTAATGCTGGTAGAGGAACTGGTAATGAAGTTTACACATCTAAAGGATATACTTCAGCAGACATCTATGGAGACATTATAAGCAAAGAACTACATAAAGAATTTAAAGGGGAAGTATTTAGAAAAGATCTAAGAGATGGTGACTGGGATAAGGAAGCTGACTTTTATGTACTAAAGTATACAACTATGCCAGCAGTGTTAACAGAAAACTTTTTCTATGACAGTTATAAGGACTTTAAAAAACTAACAACAGATTGCTTCAAGGAAAAGATAGCTAAGGCACACTTTAATGCAATATTATTAATTGAACAAACTAAATAAGATGACTAGATTTATTATTGAGAAACTTGACTATGTTGCAGCTGTACTGATGGCTATTTTAATCCCTTTAGGGGAGTCTTTAGTGTTTATTGGACTATTGATAACTATTGACACACTAACAGGCATGTGGGCAGCTAATAAGAGGAATGAGAAAACATCTAGTAAAAAGTTATCTAATGGATTATTACCAAAGCTTCTTTTATATCCTTTAATATTAATAGCTGGCGCAGGTGCAGAATCCCTATTTCCAGAAGTACCTTTTATTAAAGGAGCAACTGGTATGATTGCTGCAGTAGAGTGGCTTAGTATAATTGAGAATGCTAATGATATATTTGGATTTAACTTATTAGATAAATTTAAGGATTTCATGAGAAAGAGAAAAGATGAATTATAAAGTAAGGTTATAATCATTTATTATAAAGATATATATAGTGTAGATTTTACTTGTATACTATTAAAATTTGATATATATTTGTAACTTAATAAAAAGTAGACATGGCAGAAATAGATATGGAAAATCCATTAGAGGGGCTTGATTTAGACTTACTTTCAACTGGAGGAACTGGTTCCCCATTTGATGTTAGGAATGGTGCAGATGATATTATTCCTATTATAGACGATAAAAAAGAAATTAATGACCCTGATGATGATGATGATGATGAAAATGGTGATGAGCCAGTTGGATTTAAAACAGAGTTCACAGGTATAGGGTTAAAAGGAGATGAAGCTGATGATAATGCATCAGGAACTCCTACAAATGAAAATACTGACTTATGGCAAGCATTTAGTGATGCAGGTATTATAGAGTTAGAAGATGATGAACTAGATAGTGATGATGTAAAGGACATGGAGTGGTTTGCAGGAAAGGCTGCTAGTAAAATTGATAAAGGAGTTGAAGATGGTATTAGTGACTATAAAGAGTCTTTACCAGATGAATTGAAATTCTTAATTGAAAAGTATGATGAAGGTGTGAGTTTAGTGGATCTTGCTAAGGCAGAGAAAGGAATTACTCAATATGCTTCTATTACTGATGAGGATTTAGATGATAACATCTCTTTACAGAAAAGTTTAATAAGAGAAGCATTACATCTTTCTGGTGAATCCAGAGATGAAATTGATGAAGCTCTTATGGACTATGAGGATACTGGCTTACTAGAGAAGCAGGCAATCAGATCAAAAAAGAAATTAGTTGCTCATCAAAAGAATGAAGCCTTTAACTTAATAGAGATTCAGAAGAGGGCACAAGTAGAACAGAAAGAAAAGTATGATAATTGGTATACTGGACTTAAAGCAGATATAGATAAGAAGGAAGAGATTATTCCTGGTATTGCTATGACTGATGTTCAAAGAAAGAAATTATTTACAGGAATAACTAAAGTAGACAAGAATGGCAAGAATGATGTCATGAAGTTTAGAGAAGCTAATCCTGATTTTGATTTAGTTGTAGCTTATATGGCTACCGTACTAAAAACAAAGGATAATAAGATTGACTGGTCTAAACTGTCAGAGGTTGCAGAAACTAAAGCTTTAAAAAGCTTAAAGAATAAATCTAAAGGTAATGGTAAGAGAACCACTAACTCTAGAGGATCAATGAAAGATTTAGACTTAAATATAATGAAAAACGCAATAAACTTTAAATAAATAAATAAATAAAAATGGCTAAACAGACTATAAATACTTTACAAGTATATGAACAAAAGAGCTGGTCAGGACTAACTACTGAGAACCATCTAGGTGCTGTATTTAGCGAGCAACCAACTTTACTATCTAACATAATGTCAAGAGTGTTTGGAATGTATTCCTATACAGGAATGGATACACTATTGTCAATGTTTGGAAGTGATGAGGAAACTCCTTCAGACGCAGACTATGAATGGAACTTAAAAGGTGATGATGAGAAAGCAATTTCAATCATTTCTTATACTGCTCCAGATACAACTAGACCAGGTGTTAATAACACACCTTTCAGAATTACAATGCCTGAAAAATATTTTGCTTATACAGACAAGCTTGTCTTTGATGATAGAAAATATGCAGTACGTGTAATGGCAGAACCTTATCCAAGTGGAACAAACTAGGTATATGAGGTAGCAATGATGGGTGGAAGTGATCCTACAGCGTTTATTCCTGTAGCATTATTAACAGCTAATAGAAAATTAAGTAAAGATTACTCTCCTCAAGAAAGAACTCTTTCTAGAACAGCAGGTGAAACTAGCTTTACTTCTTCTTTTAAGATGCGTAATGCTTTCTCTACATTGAGAAAAACTTATACAATTCCTGGAAACATGCACAATAGACCATTGGTTATTGAGATGTTAGATCCTAAGTCTTCTAAGACTACTAAGATCTGGACTCAGTATGCTGAATGGGAATTCATGTGTCAGTGGTACAAGGAAAAGAATAGAAGTTTAATCTATTCAGAATCTAACAAAAACAGTAATGGCTCTTATACTATGAAAGGTGAATCAGGATTCCCTATTATAGAAGGTGCAGGTATGCGTCAGCAAATCTCTCCAGCATATAAGTTTTACTATACTAATTTCACTATTGATTGGTTAGAGGATGTATTGTTTAACTTATCTATAAACATCTTACCAGAAGATCAAAGACACTTTGTGGCTTTAACTGGTGAAAGAGGATTTATTCAGTTCCATAGAGCTTTAGAAAATCACTCTGCTAGATTCCAACCACTTGATTCTAAAAGAATTTCAGGTTCAGGTCAGAATTTAGGATTCCAAGGACAGTACAGAGAGTACATGGGTCCTCAAGGAGTTAAATTTACTTTAGTACATTTACCTGAGTATGATAATGTAGTAACTAACAGATTAGAACATCCTGATGGAGGTCCTGTAGAATCTTATAGATATACTATATTAAACTTTGGTACACACAAAGGGAAATCTAATATTAGAAAAGTATATCCTAAAGGGAGAAAAGAATTGATGTGGCACATTGCTGGATCTACTTCACCACTAGGGCCTAATATGTCATTCTCAACTGGATCAGCTTCTGCTGTAGATGGATATGAACTACACTGTCAGTGTACTCAGTCTATTGTAATTGAAAACCCAATGTCTTGTGCTGAATTAATTTTCTCAGCTATATATTAATATAAAATAAAAAGATGATGGAAGATCTAATAAAAGAGAAAGTGGAGAAGAAAGGAAAGGTAACCCTGAAGCAATTCAGAAGAAATGGATGGTTACCAGAAGGGCATGACGGGGAACTCAGGTATTCTAATTGTTTTGTTGGAATAACTGCAGAGGTACATTTAAGTAATGGATTACATGTTACTGGACTTACTGAAACAGATGAAGCCTATTTTGAAAAGAAATTGAGACTAGCAGCAGGCACCTTGTCCAGGTATAATGTTGAATACTGGGGAGGTTTTAAAGTGAAGATACCTAAGGAAGGTAGAATTCTTGATCTCAGTGTTCCCTCAGATGAGTTAATTTACAAAGTTCTTTTAGAACATAGTAAAGTAGCAAACTCTGAAGCAGAAAAAGCTGATTCACCACATGCTGAATATGTCTTAACTTCAATTGCTCAAGAAGCAAAAGCTAATAATGTTGTTAACAAAATAAGAAAACAAGCTAATAAATTGTTTTACAATATGGAACTAGAAGGCATGACTAACTTCTTAACTGTATATGGTAAAGCTTTAGGCGATTCTAATGTTGATGTCATAGAGGATGAAATTGCAACTATAATTAAAGATAACCCACAGGCGTTCTTAGATATAATTGAGGATAGTTCTTATGAAGCTAAATTGTTTCTAGGTAAATGTATAGAGAGTAGACTAGTGAAGAAGCTAGGATCTAAGTACTTACTTCAACCTGGAGGAGACCTTATGGGATTCTCTATAGATGAAACTATAAAGTACTTGAAAGATTCTGCCAATCAGGAAATAGTTTTCTCATTGAAAAACAGATTAGAAATAAATAAATAAATAAATAACAATGACTGTTGCTACCATGCATAGTGAGTTTAAGTTGGGAATGGATAAGGTTGATTCCTTGTCCAACCCTAATTTTTTACCAGAGGAAATTGATGATATTTTAAACATCGCTCAAGAGAAGCTTATTAAAACAAGAGCTTATCCTAAAGGTTCTAGAAGTCCAGGGCTTGAAGAGACTCAAAAGAGACTTGATGATTTGAAAAACTTATTCACCAATTATACTGTGGCAGTATTCACTAACAATGGAAGTAATAAGCCTAATGGAGTATTTGTGGATCTCCCTCCAGACTATATGTTTGCTATGGAAGAAGAAGCAACTGTATCTTATACAGACTGTAATAGTGCTACTGCTACTATAAGAGCAGAAGTAGTACCTACTACACATGATAGATACAACAATACAAAAAAAGACCCATTCAATAAACCTGATAAAAATACAGTTATTAGATTAGGATTTGGTAAGGTTAGTAGTACTGAAGTGTTTGAATTAATTACAACCACTGGAATAACAGTTACTAATTACTACCTTAGATATATCAAAGAGCCAGTAGTTATAAGATATGGGACTCAGTATGAAACTCCAGTAACCGATGTAGATTGTGAGATGTCAGAACATCTTCATAGAGAAATAATAGCAGTTGCTGTTAAAGATACTTTATGGAACATAGAATCAGTTGGATACAATACAGCTAAACAGGAATTAAATAACATAGAATAAAAATGGGATTAAGAAAAATAAGTAATCTTACAAGACAGACTCAGTTAACAGCAGGAGTTAATGATAATAACTATGCTCGTAAACAAGATATTGATCCTATCATAGATAAGGTAGATTCAATGTCTATAACTAAAGGAGACTTGATAGGAGACACAATAACAGAATTAACTGCTAATGCAGGTGTCACAATTGAACAAGTACTATTAAAAGATGGTACGCTCGCAGCTACAGATAATATTACTACTGCTAAAAAAATAACAACTTCAGGATCAAGTTCTGGAATTGGTTATGCTACAGGAGCAGGTGGTATAGTAACTCAGGCTACTAATAAACAAACTGGGGTAACTTTAAGTAAAGTAACTGGTACTATAACTACTCATGCAGAAGAACTAGCAGCTGCAGCAGAAACTACTTTTACAGTAACTAATACAAATGTAGCAATCACAGATGTAATAGTGTTAAGCATTCAATCAGGAGGAACTTCTGGAGAATATAATGCTTTTGTAACAGATGTTGGTGTAGGATCTTTTGATATAACTATATCAAATATGTCTACTAGCTCTGCTTCAGATGTAATTTTAATAAACTTTGCATTAATTAAAGGCGTAGCAGTTTAAGAATAATAATAAATAATAATAACAATTAAATACAAATAAAATGTTTAAAGCGGATAATAACTTTAACGTGTTAGTAGGTACTGATATTTCTAGAACTGCAAGTGTTCAAATAACGGATGCAGCTACTAGTGGTACTTTTATCGCAGCTGGGGAGATCCTAGTATTGGATGAGGATGGAAATGTTCTAACTCCAGGTGATACCTACGCTGACACTAAATCAATAAGAATTGTTCAAGGAACTAGTGCAACTACTTTCATGAAATCATCTTTAGTAATTGATGGCAATGCTCTAATTAAAGCTGCTGGCGAAAGCTATGCTGCTGCAGTAGAACAGCAATCATTTGTTGGGTATGATACAGTATTAACTACTGGATCAATAGATGCACAACCTTTTACTACTTATAAATTAACTCTTGTATATCATAATAACGTTGAGCTTTTTAGCGAACAATTATTGAAAAGAACATATACTTATACTACTGGTTCTACAGCTACTCAGACTGAGATTGTAACGGCTCTAGTAATTGATATCAATGCTGATGAGTACCCAGGTATCTTAGCAACTTCTGTAAATTCAGGTTCTGATTTTGGAATCCAATTAGATGGAGAGGCTTTGGACTATGACTTCAGTAACATTGGAGATTTTGCTTATGATAAAGTAAAGTTTACAGTACTATTGAATAGTGCATTTGGAACAACTACTAACACTACTCCAACTTTCTCTGATAGAGGACTAGGAACTCCAGAACTTATTTCTGAGATTGAATGGTTTGCTAATGGATTTGAAGGAGCTGTAAATAGAGTTTTCCATCCAACTGCTTCAGGATTTAGTAGCGCAGTGTCAACAGAAACTTATGATGTACTTACTTTAGAGTATTTCATTCCTTCTAAGACATATGCTGTTTCAGGTTCTAAACCAGGAAAAGGAATGGTAATGATTGCTATGCCTGATACTGCTGGACAAACTACTGACTTACTTGCTCAGATCAATCCTTGGATTGCTTCTTTACCAGGTGCATTTAGTGCTATCTCAGTATAATTATTAATAATATAAAAGAAAAATAAAATGGGACAATCAAATCAATTTATGAATGAAGTACTTTATAAGTTTACTTATGATATTACTGGAGACACAAGTGGTTCTATAGGGGCACATACATTAGGTACTCTTCCAGAGAACTTTGTGATTACTCAAGCATGGATACATGTACTTACTACTTTTACAGATGGGGCTGATGATTCAGCTACAATGTCTATAGGGTATACAGGAGCTTTAACAGCTTTTGAGGCTGCTACTGCAATATCTTCAGGTACTACTTGGGATGCTGGAGCACCACGTGTAAGTGATGCTGCTGCTGATGCTGCAGTTGGAAATTTTGTTACTGCTGCTGGTGGCGATGATGTTATCTTAACTGTTGCTGATGATAAAATAGATTCAGGGAAACTTGTATTAATGGTAAGAGGATATATAGCTGACTAATCAGTTAATATAAATTAAAATAACTAGGGGCAGGTATGAAGCTTGTCCCTTTTTTTATAAAAAAATTATGGCTTTAATAACAAGTATAGATGCTTTTACTAATTGTGACTGTGATGAGATCTTAATGTCTGATTGTACAGGTACATATGATGCTACTTTAAATGTAGGTGGTTGGGGCTCTCCTAACTATGCACTAACAGATATAGTTACTTCTGTAATTGTAGTGACTTTAGCAGATGCTACTGCATATACAATAGATGCAACTTCTTTAAGCAGAGACATTAATAATAACTATGTTATACCTATAACTTTAATAGGGTTTGGAGCTACTGCGACATTAACTGATGCTATATACACAATAGAGTGGACTGTAGGATTTGGAACAGAGTTTACTACTACAAGTGTAGACATGTTTAGTTATTGTACTGCGAAGACCTCAGTATTTGGATTAATAGCAGATGCTGCTGACAATATAGATGAAGACTGTGCTTGTGACTCGCAGGATAAAGATGATGCACTATTAGCGTGGACTTACTATCAAGCATTATTATATGCTGGATGTTGTAATGATTCTACAAATTTTACTAAACTACTACAGGTTATCTCTGCTTTAAATACAGATAACAGGTGTTCAAATTGTTAATATTATGGGATGTAATTGTAATGGGAGTAGCTCCCTTTGTTTAGCTACAGGTCCTAAAGGGGATGCAGGAGATACTGGTGCCACAGGAGCAGCAGGTGCAGCAGCAACAGATTTAAAAGGTACAATGTTAAGCCTCACTTCTACTGCCATGGATTTAACCTTAACTGGTACTTATCAATTAGTAACTAGTCAGACTTATACTGTACTAGCAGCTAACAATGGTGATACCTTATATATCAGGGCTAGTATTATAGGAGGAGTTTCTAAGGATGGAAATATAACATTTTCAATAGCTAAAGATGGTGTAGCTGTATCAGTAGAGCCTTTTATCTCTATAGAAGAGTCTGCATCAGATACTTTTGATGGTACATTTACTATGGGAGGTACAGTTAGTTATTCTTATACTTGTGTAACTGGAGATGTACTAACACTACAAGCTAAGTATGCTAGTCCAGGAACAGATGGTGTTGTAGTATACGGAGAATTATTTATTCAAGTTGTTTAAAAAATAAAGATATGTCAAATTGTGGATCAGGGAGTTTATTCCCAAGAAGTAGCTGTGATGCTGCATGTGCCTGTTATTACAGGTTTACTAATACTACTGCAGACTTTACTGTACCTTCAACAACTGCTGTATATACAGATAGTGCTTTATCTGACGCAGATGTATTACACACAGCTCCAGCAACAGGGTACTACAGAGTATCATTCCAGGCAACAACAACTGGGGACAATGCTGTAGTAATAAGAACTGTATTTACAGTTAATGGTACTGAAGTTACTTATGGTACTTCTCATAGAGAGGTTAAAGCTGTAGGTGCTCAAGCATATACTGTAACTCAAGATTTATATCTTACAGAAGCAGATGTTGTTAGAATAGAGACTTATGATGGTACTGGAGCAGTAACTACTATAACTGAATCAGTATTCACTATAATGAGAATAGCATAATGGCATGTACAGCAGAAACTAGTATTATATGTTGTCTTCAAGATAAGGCACATACACTTGCAAGTAAGATGCAGGTAGGAAATGCATGTGAAGAGTCTATAAAAGACCTAGAACTACATTTCATATATGCAGCAGTATTAACAGACTGTGAGCATGCTAAGATATTAACTACTGCTCAGATAGAGCAAATAGAATATAAACTAAAGAGATACTGTAGATAGTGAAAGAATACTTTGACATAAAGAATATACTAATTGTCACTCTACTTGTAATGTTATTACTATGTAGGATGTGTAATGGTGATCAAGTAACAATTACTCCAGGCGAGACTATAACTGTTACTGAAACTGATACTCTTATTGTTGAAGGTACTCCTGATACTTTATTCTTTACTGATACTGTGTATAGAAAAATGCCTGTATATATACTACCTCCTGAAATAGATACTACGGATAGCCTAGCTACATATGAGTATAACAACATATATGAGGATAGTTTAATTACAGGCATTATAACTACAAAGGTTGATGAAGAAGGTACAATGTTATTTCAAGATATCTTTTATTTACCTCTATTTCCAAAGTATATTTACAGAACAGACACTATGACTATTAAAAATACTATTACTAACACTATTCTAAGCCCTTCTAAAAGGTCTTTACTAGTTGGTGGAAGTGTAGGAGGTAATAGAACATCTGCATCGCTTAGAGTAGGTGTAGGATTTAGAACTAAAAAGCAAACAGACTTCATGTATAGCTATGACATTATAAATGCACAGCATAACATAGGATTCACAATACCTTTAAGTAAATGAGTTTAGTAAGTAGACAAGATATAGTACAACTGTCAATGACTAAGACAGGTACTTATAACAGATTATATACTGATCCAGATGGTAATACATATAGAGGTCAGGAGGATAGAACCTTAAAGAGATTAACTAGGGCTGAAGTAGATGCCTTAGAAGAGAGATCCACAGAAGCTTTCATAGAAGTAGAAGCTGACTTAACAGCTTTAGACGATAGAGTTACAGAGTTAGAAGAAACTAGAATAAAAACTTGTGCAGCAATTGTACTTAGTATAGCATTAGGATAATGGATAAGAGAATATTAAAAGAAACTGAGTATATTTTCAATGCAGGCAGTAGAACTATTACTTTTACTGAGGATATAGAGATAGAACATATATTTATCATTACAAATGTTACTGATAATACTGTTATCTATAACTTTGGATGTGTAGGTATGGGAGGTACTTTAACAGGTAGGGCTCTTGTTTTAGAGTATAGCACTGTTACAATGTCTTCTATAGATGACTTACAGGTAATAATATATACAGAAGCCTCTCCTACTAATGAGATTATGGCAGAAACTCTAAAAGCAATAAAAAGAAATACAGAGTGTAGTAAAGAAGTTGTAAACTTACTTATTATACAGAATGAACTAATTAAACAAATGTTTTAAACAAACAATATTATGGATATAGAAATTAAAAATGGCGGTGCTGGTGGAGATATAGGGGCTCATGTAGATCAAAACAATCGAGTACATGTTCACTCAGTAATGAACACAGAAATACAAGATGCTGTCTCTAAAGGGCTTGCTTATAATGTTAATTCTGGTACAATAGCATTAACTTCCTCAACTGTTAGTGCTGTAATGTATTTTAAGAATGGTGAGAGTCCTATTAATGGAGAGTCTTCAATTGTAATTGATGCTATAGATGTTGGTATAGGAAATGGAGGGACTATGGCTGAAAAAGCTATAATTACTGTTATCAAGAATCCTACTACTGGTACATTAATCTCAGGAGCTACTGCTGTAGATATTAATGTTAATAGAAACTTTGGATCTACTAATACACTAGCTACTACTTCCTTATCATATAAAGGGGCAGAAGGTAAAACAATTACTGATGGTACTGACTGTGCTTTATTTTATCAATCTGGAATTAGAGGATATTACAACGTAGATATGGAATTACCTAAAGGAGCTTCAATAGCAGTAACGATAGATACTCAAACTTCTGCGGGAGCTACTGATGTATATGTAGCTTTAATCATGCATAGAAAAGATGGGCATAGTAAATAATGGGCGGAGTAAAAGCATATATAGTAGGTAATAGTGGGAGACCTTTAAAAATAAATGAAGAAGGTGAGATAAGTGTTACCATGCACACTCACCCTCCAATAGAAGAAGAAGACTCTGCTTTACCATATAGACAGTATTTCACTGATAGTGGATACTCAGGAGGTAGTAATGATATGCAAGTAAATGCATCTTCTACTAATCCTTCAGAATTTTATATTGGAGCCAGCTCTGCAGTAGATATATATATAAAAACCTTATCCATAGAGATAGCAGGTGCTTCCGCAACATTAAATAAGTTTGGTAATATTACAGCTTTAACTAATGGTGTAGAGTTCTTTTGGTTTAATCAGAAGAATGGAGATATTCAGATACATGAGGGGCTTCAAACTAATTGGGACTTTGTAAGACTGTGTGGAGGGAATCCTTCATTTGGTGCTACCACTACCGCATTTAGGGCTAGTAATGTTTCTGGAAATTCAGAAGGATATATACCTATACTAGATGTAAGTAAAACATTTGTATTACCTTGGGGATTTAGATTAAGAAAAGGTACTACAGATAAGATAGTATTTAAAGTACAAGATGATACTAGAGGAGTTGATTCATTTAACATTATAGGTTATGGAATACAGATATAACTGAATTTATTATAGCTTTAATTAGGAATTGTCATAAATATATTATACCTTTGCACTATGAATAGACTTAAATATACAGAAGTAATAAAATTTTTAAAAGATAATCCTGGATATCTTAAATGGGGTAAAGGGAAATTAGCAAATAAATTTAATGTATCTACTAAAGATATACAAAGAATAAAATTAGATTTAAATCAAGAGTTAGAAGAACAAGTTAGTAAAGTTACAAATAAGACAGTTACAGGAGTACCTTCATTTAGAAGGTTATTTTTTGATATAGAGACAAGTTATAACATAGTTAAAGCGTGGAGAGCTGGTTATAATTTAAATATTAATCCAGGGGACATTATAAAAGAGAGAAAAGTTATATGTGTGTCTTGGAAATGGGAAGGAAGTGATGTAGTAAAGCATCTTCAATGGGACAAAGATCAGAATGACAAGGGTTTACTGAAAGAATTTACTCAGATACTACAACAAGCAGATGAAATCATTGCACATAATGGTGACAGGTTTGACATTAAATGGTTAAGAACCAGATGTTTATTTCATAGATTACCCTTCCCTACTTACATTAAATCATTAGATACACTTAGAAAAGTGAAGTCTATGTTTAATTTCCAATCAAATACATTAAACTATATAGCTACTTTCCTAGGGTTAGGAGAGAAGATTAAGACAGGTGGTATGCAATTATGGGATAAGATCATACTTGAAAAAGATCCAGAAGCCATGAAGAAGATGTTATACTATTGTGACAATGATGTTATATTGTTAGAAGATGTATACAATACTATACAAACATATATTAAACCAAATACTCATATGGGTATACATGGTGGTAATACTAAGTGTAGTTGTCCTAATTGCTCTAGTGAGAACATAAGTTTACTAGGCAATACAGTAACAGCTGCAGGAACAGTTAAGAGACATATGGAATGTGCTGAATGTGGAACTGACTTTATTGTACCTAATACATCATATAAGAAATTTATAAAAGCTAAAAAATAATGATAAGTAAGAACCATATAATCTTTGATATACTAAATATTGCCAGAGGTGGTAAAATTAGTGATGATGAATTAATATCTAAAAGACAGGTAGGGTTCTGGATAGATACAGTTAGGGCTACCCTAATTAAAAGAGACTTGGATAAAGGGGGGGATATTGATCCCTCCTATATTCAATCTTTGGGATGTGTACCAGTAGCTTATATAGATGCTAGTGATTGTCCTTGTGTATTAGCTGGATGTGAGATACTTAGAACAGTTACTCAATTACCTCCTACAATACAAAGTAAAAGGAAATCAATTATAACTAGAGTAGGACCAGTAGATGTATCTGCTAAGCCTTTCTCTATGATTAAGTATGCAAGAGCACCTTATGTTACTGCTAGTAAATGGACTAGAGGACAGATCTTCACATTTATACATAATAGGCATGTGTACATAGTAGGACAAGACTTAAGTAAGTTCTTAAAGTATATTAATATACAAGGTATATTCACTATACCACAAGATGCTGAGGAGTATACTATGTGTGATACAGGTAATACTTGTTATACAGATGATGATGCTTATCCTATTTCAGGAGATATGATACAGCCTTTAAAGGATATAATAATGGAAAGAAACATTAGAATGGCTGCAGCTGCCCCTACAGATTCACAAGGAGATGCTAATCATGATATTAAAGGATAATGAAAGATAAGATTAAAGGAGATTACCATACAAAGGATATGTATAAGTATTATAGAAAGAATACAGAGAAAGAACTGTGTCATGATTATAAGACTTATTCTAATATCATAAACAAATGTAACCAAAAGATGACTGACAGGATCTTAAATAATTCTGTTACAATAGCATTGCCAGTAAGGTTTGGTAAATTAAGTATTAGAAAGTTTAAACTATCTAAAGTTTATAACAAACTGCCTGTTAATTGGAAAGAAACTATGGCATTATGGAGTGTTAATCCAGAAGCTAAAGAGAAGAAAACTCTAATTAAACATCTTAATGAAGATAGAAAAGGTTACATATATAAGATATACTGGTCTAAGGATGGCATGAATAACACAGGACACAAGCTATATAAGTTTGCGCCTGCTAGAGGATTTAAAAAAAGGCTTCCACTCATTTTAAAAACTAACAACACAATTGACTATTACTTATAGATTATGGCATTAAATGGAAAATATGTATCTTTAAAAACTATTATAAACAGAGTCTATGCTGACGATGATCAGAGTTTAGACATTGGATTTGATAGATTTATTGAATGGTCTGTACAGGCTTTAAACAAATTAAGCTGTCCAGCACAGTATAAGAGAAAGGTCACTGGTTATTCAGCTAACCCTAACTTGGATATACAGAACTATAAAGCAAAGCTTCCATGTAACCTATATAGAATAGAACAAATCGCTGTTAATGGATGTGTAGCTAGATATGCTAGTGACTCTTTTCATCATTTACTTGGGGGAGAATGTTGTGGTGCTGAAGAAAGTGCAACATCTGAAGTAGGTGGTATGTCTGAAGGATTCTATATTGATGGTTTTGGTAATGAATTTGCTTCAGGCTTCTTTGGTAACTTAACTGGATCTGATATTACCTATGATGTTAATGATGACTATCTTACATTGTCAGTTAAAGAAGGAGAAGTGTGCATAGCATACTTAGCTTTCCCAGTAGATGATGAAGGATTTCCTTTAATACCAGATAATGAGAACTATGTGTCAGCAGTACAAGCATATATAACTATGAAGATAGATAGAATGACTTGGAGAAATGATGCTAATAGTCAAGCAAAGAGAGCTGTGTATGAAGAATCTAAAGTGATTGGTACTGGTATGCTGGAGCTGCAACTAGTGCTGCTAAAGAACCTTCACTAGATATGATGGAATCAATGAAGAACTCACTATTGAGAACATTCAAAAGCATGAACCACCATGCTACAGGATTTAAAAACTTAGGAACTCAACAAAGAAGAAAAATTCAATAATGGCAAAGAAGGCACAGATAAATACATTCACTAAAGGGATGGATAAGGACATCTCTAAGATGTTACAAGACAAGGCAAGTTATGAACATGCTGATAACTTTAGGGTATCTACTGATGATGGACAGACTAATGGTGCTTTAGTATCTGTAAAAGGTAATGATTTATCTTTTACTATACCTGGAACCTCTAGTATTCTATGCATTCAGTATACAGGTAACTTTACTTTATCTACTCCTTATGCTGTGGATATAGATAATGGTACTACTAATGAAACCTTTAACTGGGCTCCTACTGCTACTACAGCTGAAGCTTTATATGCTTCCTTTGTAACATTTATAGATGATAACTTTAATTTAAATCTAGTTGCACAGAGTAATGCTGATAAAGTAATAGTATATAGTACTGATGCTGTCACATTAACTCTAACATTAGATCTAATATCTGATGCTGATTATACTGTAACTACTTCTGTTCCTGCCCAAACAATATTTAGAGTAATAGGTAGTACTCAATTAAGAGACTATATAGTACTCTTTACTTCTAATGTATCTGATGATGATCCAGGTGGAACTGATTCTGCTTCTGCAGGACAGATATGGAAGTTAGATATTAACCCTATTACTGAAGCTACTACATTAACGCTTATAAGGAATGCTATGGACAACTTCACAGCATATCATCCTATTAGTGCTGTTGGTAGATATGAGACTACTACTATAGAGAAGGTATATTGGCTAGATAACTTTCAAAAAGTAAGGACATTGAATCTAGATTCAACTGCTCCTATGATAGATTCTATTGATATAAGTCCTGAAGTGGCTTATAGTATGCCTATCTTACTAGACATTCCTACTGCTGGCGGGTCTTTAATTACTGGTATGTATCAGTTTGCTTATAGACTATCACAATCTAATGGTTCTAATACACAATATTCTGTATTATCTAATCCTATTAGTTTAGTAAGAGACTCTGAATCTTCAGTGTTTGAAGAGTATGACTTTGAAGGAAGTGCTTCAGGTAGTATTACTAGTAAATCAATTACATGTACTATCAATACTATTGATGGTAGGTTTGATACTATAGAAATTATTGCTTTATATCAAGATGCTGCTGGTACATTGCCAGAAGTAGCACAAGTTATTGTAGATAACTTACAGAATGCTGATACCTATACCTTTACCTATACAGGTAATGAGAACAATATAGTAGATCTTTCTATAGATCAATTCTTAATACCTTCTGCAACCTTTGCTAAAGCTAAGACATTAGAAGTAAAAGATGCTAGATTATTAATAGGTAATGTAACTGAAGAGCAATTTGATATTACTTATGATGCTAGACTATATAGATGGTCACAATCTAGTTCACAGGCTATTGGTGCTGGGGATATGGCATGGGCAGATACTATTGATGATATTAATCCTTATAATAAAGATAGTACAAGATATGCAAGTACTCCAGTTAGTACTGCACAAAACAAGTATAAGTTTAATTCTACTACATTAGGCGGTGGAGGTAACTCAGGTGATAATATTGATTTCAACTTTGTTACTAAAGATATTACATTAGACACTACTCCAGTATGGGGAGCAAACATAAACTTTGCTAATGAATGGATGGATGTACCTAAAGGATATGCAGATCAAACCTCTAATGGTATTGATTATGCTATGGGATCTTTATGGGATCATTATAAGAATCCTTATTTATCTTCTGGCTTTAGAGGATACATGAGAACAGAGACTTATAGATTTGGTATAATATTCTATTCTAAGTCAGGAAAAGCTAGTATAGTTAAATGGATTGCTGATATTAGAATGCCTGAGCATTATGATATGGGAGCCTTTACTATTAATAGTGGTACCTTAACAGGTAGTATACTAGGCTTAAACTTTGATGTGGATATAGATGCTGCAACTAAAGAACTTATATCAGGCTTCTCTATAGTTAGAATGAAAAGAGATGATGCTAATAAGACTGTAGTTGGGCAAGGGCTAATGTCAGACATAACTGCATCAGATAATCATTTCATATCTTATCCTAAGATAGGACAAGCTTCATCTAACTTACCTAATCCTGTAACTATATATGATTTAAGGAAGACATTTGATTGCTCTGATTTTAAATTCTTAAGATATCCAACATCTTCAGGTACTTATAGTGTAAGACCTATTGGAGGATTTCAAACTAGTCAGTATGGTAAGTTTACTTCTGATGGAACTTCTGTAGCAGCATCTGTAGGATCATCTGATCATGCTGTATATGCTAAATACTACAACTGTAGTACAAACTTTTATGCTCAGGATATAAGTTCAGGAAGTAATATTAATACTAACACTGTAGTTGTTGATGCTTTTCAAGATGTATCTTGGGGAGGAGAAGTAGCTGATTGGGGAGGTTCAGGTGTAGATTATAGAAACTATAGTGATCCAGAATCAGGCTCTGATGAGTATAGGGGGAAAGGGACAGAGACAATGTTACTAACAAGTAATACTACATTTAGGAATGCTTATAAAGAAACCTTATATGATTTAGTAGGAAATCCAGGACATGAGGCTTCCTATTATCCTAATATTAATGCATCTACTTCTAGCTTTGATGATTTCAATGACGGATACAATGGCAGAAAGATGTTAGCTAATTTGTATGTAGAACTTAGTACTCAATATGGTGGAGATACTATGGCAGCAAGAGCTGCTAATGAATACATATCATGTGGACATTATCAAATAGTTACTACAGATGATGGTATCACTACTTATAACTGTGAAGTATTTGGAGGAGATACATTCCTTTCTGTAGAAAGTATGATTAAATCAGGAGCTAATGTTGGTAGTGCAACTACTGAATACTTTCCTGGTGCAGATAACTCTAGACTAGCTGGACAATATTATCCTTGTGAGACTTATGTTAATGTAGGTCTTAGAGAAGGAGTACACTTTGGTGTTAATGGTAGAGCTTTCTCAGGAAGTAGCAGCCCTATTAATGATAAAGTTATTGATGACTATACTTACAATGAAGTATTCAGTGCTGAGAATGATACTCAGACTTATATATCTAATCCTATAGATACTACCTTTGTTAATGAGTTTGATAACAGAATATACATTAGTGATGCTAAGATAAATGGGGAGTCTAATGATAGTTGGGCTATATTTAAAACTAATAATTTCATAGATGTAGATGGAATACATGGTCCTATCAATACTTTAATAAGTTTAAATGATAGAGTATACTTCTTCCAAGACAAAGGTTTTGGTAATGTAAGTATCAATCCTAGAAGTGTTGTGCAAGGAGAAGACGGTGTGACTGTTGAACTAGGTACTGGAGGAGTGTTACATGACACTTCATACATATCTACTGTAATAGGATGCAAGCATAGATTTGGGATCACTAGAGGTCCTAGAGCTTTATACTTCTTTGATGCTAACACTAGGAAGTTTTACAGATTTGGCGGAGATGGTACTACACCAGTGTCAGATATTAATGGTATGATGTCTTGGCATGATGATAGCTTAAAAGGAAATGTATTACTTCCATATAAAGATGGCGGTGATAATCCTATACTAGGTAAAGGACCTGTATGTACATTTGACTATAAGTATAATGAAGCAATCTTTACTTATCAAGGTGCTAGATATATATTAGGAGTAATTGCTGATAAGACATATGAGGTAGGAGATATAGTAGTTCAAGGGGGAATCTATTACAGATGTATCCTAAGCTTTACTGCTGATAATCCACCTGCCCTGCCTGCAGCCTTGCCTACTAACTGGTTACCGCTAGTAGATCAATCAAGTAACACAACTTTTATAAATGGATATACTTTGGCATTTAATGAATACATTAATTCATTTAGTACTTTCTATGACTTCTTTCCTTATCATTATATTAATAACCAGAAATATATCTTTACTTCTGATCCACTGGAACATGAGCAAGTATATATGCATGATAGAGGAAACTATGCAACATTTTATGGAGACACTTTTGATAGTACAATAAGATATATAGTTAATGATGGTCCTGTATTTACTAAGACATTTGATAATATCTTCTTCCACACAAGCTCAAAGAATAGAGCTACTGGAGCTGACAATTATCAGGATACATTTGATACTATTGAATGTAGTACAGATTATCAAATATCTAACATTATAACATTACTTCCTACTGGAACCAAAACAATTAGGAGAAAGGAAAGGACTTTTAAATATGATGTTCCTAGATCAAACACTAATAGGGAAAGGCTTAGAGATAAGTATATGGCTGTCAACCTTACATATGACAATACTAATAACTATAAGTTTATAGTTAATTATTTTAACTCTACCTTTAGAAGTAGTGCTAGATAATTAAAAACATTATAGACAATATTTGGAATTTAAAATAATAATCATTATATTTGTATTAAACTAATAAACTATGTCTGATAAAGATAAACCTAAAAAGAAAGCTCCAGTTGAAAAGAAAGCTTATAAAGTTAGATTTCCTGGTGATGGAACTGAAAGAATTATTCATTTAACTCCTGAAGAAGCAAAGTCTTTTGAGGAAGTTAGTAATATGAATAAGATGATCTTTCAGTACAATAGAGGTGCATTTGAACAGACTAAAGGAAAGATAAAAGCTCATTCTAAGGGATCAGGAGATACTGTAAATCATAATAAAGCAGAAGCTGGTACTTATAAAATTGATTCAGACTTTGGAAAGCCTAATGCTATTATGGATAATCCTGATTACCAACCTAGTGAGAATCCAATGCTAATGGCAGCTGGATATGATACTAAGGAAAAGCAGATGGATTACTTTAATAAAGCTTATGCTGTTAATAAAATGTTTGATAAGAGACCTGGAGGTAATCTAGTAAAGGCTGATTATAGTGCAGGACCTAGACATATCTATATGGCAGAAGCTATGCCTAGTGAAGAGAAGGAAACTCCTGCAGGTAATCCTGCTGACTATGGTGTTAATAGTGTACATACTGCTGGAGGAACTAGACAGATTAGTAGTCAACAAATTGTACCTAATAATGTATATCTTCCTGGTGTTGCTAAAAATGCTTCTGGTCAACAAGTTATTGGCTATGATGCTTCATTAACTAATGTACATCAAAGATATCAACCTGGTGGGGGAGGTGTTGGAGTACAAGGAACTACTCCTGGTGCTTTAAAAGGAACCGCTATAGCAGATGAACAAGATTTATTTAACGTAGGAGTTAATGCTAATACTAGAACAGCAGTGCCTCAAATCAAGAAAGGCTTTGGCGGTGATATTCCTCAGTATGGATTTGGAGCAGATTTAGCTCAAGGTATAGGAACAGGAATGAAAACATTAGCACCACTAGCATCTGCTATACCTGGATTTGGTACAGCAATAGCTGCTGGTATGGGCGGACTAGGTGCTGGACTTGAGAATGTAGGTACTGGTGCAGAGTTTGGTGAAGTAGCTAAAGAAGTTGCATTTGGAGCTGGTAAGGGAGCACTTGGTGCTGCTGGAGGAGTTGCTGGCATTGCTGGTGGAATGATGAAGCCACAAGTAGCTGCTTATGGCGGACCTACTGGAGAGTCTGGAAATGGATTTCTACCTGGACAACAAGCAGGAAATGCTGCAGGTAGTTATATAAAAGATTATATGAGTAATATGGATGATGGCATGGTCAGAGGTCATGATAGATCTATGATTACTTTAGAAGAAGATAAGTTACAGAGATATGCTAGAAGTACTGGACAAGAGTACGCCTATGGAGGACCAACTGGTGGACCAATTGATCCTGTAAGGCAACAGTCTAATCAGGGAGCAATGACAGGAGCTTATGGTAATGGTCAACCTGAAAATGAAACAATGATGTCAACACCAGAAGGCATGAGAGATTCAAATGAAGCATTTGATTACCTTAGTACAAATAATGAATTAGGGCCAATGGCGAAACCTTCTGCGGTTTCAGCAAATAGATTACAACCTGGGCTTGATTTTATACCTGGGGGTGTATCGCCTATGTCATTTGCTAATGGTGGAAACACTGGTGCTCAATATGAAGCAGAAGGTGGTGAGATTGTGCAAGGAGGTAATCCAATGGCATTCCAAGGTGGTAATTTAAATCAAATCTCAGGAGACTCTGCTAAGATTGAAGGTAACAGACATGGACAAGGTGGAGTTGATATGGCAGGCGGAGAAAGAATTTGGTCTGATAGATTAAAGAATCCTGCAACTAAGAACATGTTTGCTGTAGATAAAGAAAAGCTTTCTAAGCAAATGGCTAAGAATGAAGATAACTTAAAGGGCTCTGATAGATATGCTAAGGAATCAGCTAAAAGAAATCTAGTTAAGCTTAAGGCTGAAGAAGAAAAGCTATGGGCAGGCCATGAGATGACTAGAAAGATTAAAGAATTAAAGGATGAGAATAAAGCCATGATGAATGGTGAAATGCCTATGAATCCAATGCGAGCTGCTAATGGTGGTGTTGTACCTGGTGAGTGGGAAAGAAGTCAGGCAAGGATGCAGAATATGAATCAAAATTCTTTGAATGGAAGTTATGTCAATGATATAAGTCAGGAAGAACCTCAAATGTCTTTTTCTGATTACTTAGGAAACAATCCTGAGATGAATGCTGCAATGGGACCTAATGGAGAATTACTTTCTCAAGAAGAGTTCTTACAGAAGAGTGGCTATGGAGATGATCCAGAAATGGCTCAGAGATATATGAACTTTGCTAATCAATATGAAATGCAAGGTGGATCTCAGAAAGCTAATTATGCTAATAGAGGTAATGATCAAGGACAGGGTAATGTAGGCCCTAACAATCCTAATGGAGAGGAAGAAGGTGGTGGTTTCAATATGAATGATATGGGATACAATACACTTGCTGCTGCTCCTAGTATATATAATGTAGGAAGACATTTGTTAACTAAGCCTCAACAATTGAATCATGAAGACTTTCAGAATCCTTATGAGGACCAAGCTAGGTCTGCAATGGCTAATAGAAGATATGATGCTGAGCCTGAATATGAATCAACCAAAAGAAATTATAATGTTATGAATCAAAACACAGCTAGTGCTTCTGGTGGAGGTGCAGGATCTTATATGAGTAATATAGGCGGGGCACAGGTTAGAAGAGGTCAACAAGATGCTAGTACTAATGCTAGAGCTAACAATGCTAACAATGGTTATTTAGCTCAGCAAGCTCAGATGGATGCACAACTAGGAGCTTCTAGATCAGGTAGAAAATTACAAGTACAAGATATGAATGACAGGAACAAAGCTGCTCATGATGGGTATCTTGAAAAAGGACTTGAAGGGTTCTCTAAAATGGCACAGATGAATAAGTATATGGGTAACCAACAGGGGGCTGATGATATCAGAGCTAATACTTTAAATGATATGTGGTCAGACTTTGGATATGGAGATAAGATTACTGGTAAATTAAATTACAAAGGAAATAATAGTTAGAAAGATGGCTAATAGATATAACACACCTGCAGGACAACCTGTAATGAATACTTATGTACCTTTACCTTATCAAGAGCTATTACAAGCAGGTAATGCTAAACAGGCTCAACAAGATAAAGCACAAGCTGGTTCTATAGCAGTTGGTGATCAAGATTGGCAACAACTGTCTCAAGATTATAGTGAAGCTTCTGGTATTCATGATAAGTTAAACTCTGAGGTAGATAGATTATCTGGCATGGATTTAACTTCTAGAGAAGGCAAGAGAGAGTATCAAAAATTCATAAGTGAGAGTAAGAAAGCTTTTTCTAACAGTGGGAGGATAGGTGCTATGCAATCTAACTATGATGTTGTAGATGCTTGGACTAAATCTGCTGATAAGAGATTAGAGAAAGGTACTATTACTCAGTATCAATATGATACGATGTACCAAGCTAACATGTCTGGTTATGAAGGTATTGGTGAGAAAGGAGCTACAGGCTACAATAAAATTCAGATGGAAGATATTGCTAACTACGTAGATTACACTAAGTTTGCAGATAAGTATGGTAAAGGTATTAAAGCTGATATGACTGCTTATGCTAATGCTAATACTGGTGGTAAATATATTGAATCTAGTAGTGGCACTCATGAATTTGTTACTGAAGATCAAGCTAGAAGTATTATAGAGAAGTACTTTGCAGGATCTGATGAGTTAATGAATTACTATAATCAAGGTACTAAGAAGGGATACACAGATTATAAATCTGTATTAGCTGCATTATCAGGAGCAGAAGAGAAGTTTAGCTTTAATAAGAGAACTGCTAATGCTAATGCGAAAACTGATGGGTATGAATTAGCTAAGTATAAACAAAAGATAAAAGATAAGTCTAAGAAGAAAGATAAAGAAGTACCAATGGTAGGAACTGATGTACCAACAGATGTTTCTCCAGATCCAGACTCTTTATTAGATCAAACTGTGGTTGTTGAAGATGGTAATTATACTAAAGGTTATGAGAACAAAATAGTTAGGACTGCTGAAGAAGATTTAAAAATATCTGATCAAGAGATAGTGGACTTTGATAATGAAATTGCTGTAACTACAGAGAGATTAAATAGTGGGTATCCTATTAATGGGTCAGTTAATGAAACTGAGCAATACATAAATTCTTTAAAAGAAAAGAAAGCCAGTTCAGAGGCTAGATCTAAAGCACTTGCTGCGGATGTAGATGATAAGCGTAAAGTATTGAGTAGTGCTAATAGTTTTGCAGAAGAAGAAACTCATATAGACGCTGAGGCAATGGCTCATTTAGATAATACTATTGAAGAATTAGAACAAAAGGTAAGAGACAATGGTGGTACAGACTCTAGAGGTAGAAGTTTTAGGGGTAGAGATGCTCATGGCCGTAAAACTTCTTTAAATAGTGGTCTTAGTGTTGGAGAGACGCTGACTTTAGTTAGTGCCAAGGCTTCTAAAAAATTGTATGAACAAAAGAAAGATCAATTTATTAAAGATAAATATTCACATACATATGGAGCCCCATTAACAGTAGCTACTGCTGAACAAAAGAAATCTGTAGAAGGATTAACTAATACACTAACAGTTAATCCAGAATTATTTGCAGGAGACATATTAGAATTACCTAGCGAAGGTAATAAGAATCAACTTACTCCTATGAGTATTGAAGATATTCATGCTTTAAAGAATGGAAAGGCTGAGCTTATAGGATACTCTGATGGTAAAATGAAGTATAGAGTAACTAATACTATTAAAGGACCTACTGGTACTTATAAAGATGGTGGTATAAAAATGGGAGATGTAAAGGTATCTAAAGAAGTTTATGTAGAAGGTGCTAATAAATCATTGAGAGAAAACTTATTAAATAGAACTTTTGTAGATGCTGTAGATGAGACATTTAAAACTTCTTCAGGCAAGGAGAAGGTAGTATTAGATTCTGAGAGTCCACATACTATGAATTATATTAAAGCATCAGATCCTACATTCTCTTCTAAGTATGGAGCTAAAGTTAGAAACCTTAATGATGGGGAGTCTACTTTTATTGAATTAGTAGGAAATAGAACTGATGAGCAGGGTGTAGAAGTATTAGACTCTAAAGGAAGAACAATACCTCAGAGATCAACAGTTAATGTATATAAAGCTGGTCCTGGTCAATTCTTTGTGGAAACACAAGATGGAGACTTTGAGGATGGAGCTGTATTTGGTCCTGGTAGATATGACTTTAATAAGGATGCTATTAAGCATGAATCTAAAACTATGGAAGCAGCATTAAACATTATTGAAGTATTAAACTTTGAAGCTAACGGTAACTTTATAAAATAAAACAAACAATCTTATG